GAAGATAAGACAAGGATATTTTCTTCATCTTCCATGTTGTCAGCTCTGAAAATAATTTTAGTATGAATCTTGCTGGCGTCACTGTCTATCACTTCAAAATTAGTAAAAACCTGTTTTAATAATTCAGTAGTAAAAAACTTGTCCTTGTCTATTCTGTCTAGCTCTGACTTGTTCCGTCTTAAATAGATAAATTGTTCCCCTTTGTCTATAAAGCGCTTTAGTAGATACTTTTTGAGTGCAAAGGTCTTACCAATACCACGCCCACCTATAACAAAATTAAGATACTGATTATAGCTTAGCATTTTCTGTGGATTGTACCATTTTTCTTGTTCTTCGATAAAAACCACTCCTTTCTATTTCATTATATCATACTTTTAAAAATTCGGATTGTTTTTCTTGATGTCAAATAAAATCTTATCGTCTTTATTCGCTGAATAGTTCCAGATTCTAACACCAGATTGAAAAATAGCTTGAATTGCGTTCATGTGTGATTGATTCGCTCTTAGGTTTCCAAGGTTAACGTTAATCATTTTGATGTAGTTAAACCGCTTTCTTGCTTTCATAACGCTTAAAGCATTATTAGAAAAGATATTGACAAGCACCCCATAGCATTTTATGTACTCGTTTGCTCGTCCTAAAATTTCTTTTTGAGCTATTGATACTTTCCAATATACATCGGTCAATAAATGCCCACTTTGGAAAGATAGGTCATTCCCAATTTGTTGGACGCTGATAGGCTGATTCTGTAAATCTGCCATGCTAGCGTTGTAAGCTCTGATTGACTGGTCTAGGGCTATTTTCGCTTTCATGTTGTTAAGAGCATTTGATTGAGATTTCAAAGCGTTGTTTGTATCTGTAAACCCTTGCTCAACTAGTTTATTATTGTATTCACGGTTAGCATTGAAAATTTTCATACCACCAGAAGCCAAACCACTTAGAGCGCCCCCCAGATTTCCTTGTAGTAAGTTCCCCGCAACATTTAGAACCCCACTAGCTCCCTCAGTCCATTGATTGATGTTAGCTGTATCCACGGCGTATTGAGCGTTATAGCTCGCCTGTGAGTTAGCTGTTGCTACCTGTTTATTCGATAGGTCAACGCTTTGTTTAAGCATTTCCCGATTCTCTTTAAAGGTCAGCTGAGTATGCTCCATTTGGTTCTTATGGGTCTGAATGTAACTAGCTTCAGCATCGTTTAAAATAGCAATGTTTTTCCCTGTCACATCATTAAGCCCATACTTAAAATGTTCAGGGTTGTATTCTGTCCATGTTTTCGTATCAATATTTTCTAAAATATTCTTATCTGCATAGCTCAAGTTGTTAGCGTTGTTATACTCTAAAAAATTGATGTGTACTTGGTTATTATCTCCAAGACTACCATTCACAATGACTTTATACTTGTGACCCGTGTCAAGGGTTCTAGGTAGGTACTGCGGTTGATACACGTAGCTGTTCCCGTAAATATCATACAATTCTACTTCAGTAAATTCACTGTTTAACAACTGTACTTCTATTTCTAGGTCGCTTTTACTTGTATAAGCTCTCAAGCTGTCTTGTATCTGGTTGTAGGCGATTTCTAACAAGTTAGGGATTTCATAAACGTTGGGTCGATAGTCAAAGAATCCGTTAACTTCTATTAGAAGGGCTTCCACGTCAAAGGCTGTTTTGGTGTAGTCCCCGTTTCCTAGTTGCCTATCTCCAGTATTTCCCGTGATTTCTCCAATATCTCCACCAGCTACAACTTCAGGGGGGTAGATAATGCTTTCAATGTTATCAACCGTATCTATACCTGTTCGTTCCGTAGTGTAACCACTCCAAGCGTAGTTTTGCTCTATAACGTCATAGCTTGAACCGTTAACAGCTGAAATAACGGCTGTATGCCCCCAGATATTGTTACTAGTTGGTTTATAGTTTACGATACACCCCACTCTTAAATCAGAAAAAGAAGGGTCAAAACGTACCTTCCAGCCTACGGCGTCCCAGTTATAATCTCCGCCAATGTTGCTGGCACTCATTCCCCTTTGTGTGTCGCTTCCACTTGCTTGGCGCCCGTTTCCGTCAGGGTTCGGGGTGTTGATACCGCCCCCGATGTTACACCCACCCAAAAGCTGAGAATATAAAGCGACTAGCCCATAGCACTGCCCAGAGCCTACGCTAGTACCCACCCTTGATTTAATTTCATTAAGGGCTTTTAGTGTTTGTGTTGCTTCAGTCATATTTTATACCTTTCCTAACTCATCTTGAACCGTTGAAAGCCATGCATTCGCTTGCTCAATTCGTTCCGCTTCTTTGTATGCTACACCTTCCCAGTTGTTCATAAAATCACTGGCATTTGCGCTTGCGCTTGCGGATGAACTAGCTACACGTCTAAAAGTTTCCGCTCTACTTTCTTCATTCATAAACTGAAATTGAAGGTTAAAGTCCCAAACGGATTGACCTTTCTCTTTTGCGTAGGCGATAAGGGCTTCACATCTTGGGCCTGTCCACTGACCGATTCCCATACCTATCCAGTGCTGACCGTCTGACCCTCTATAACCAGCTTCATTTAATGAAATAGTGTACAATCCAGCAAAAGCGCCCCAACTTCCTACAAGGTTCTCAGCCGTTGGAAGGGTTGCCATTTTGTCATACTCGTAGCCTGTCGCATAGTCAGCCTCGTATTTCTTAGCGGTTACGTTGCTTTCTGCTGAAAAGTTCCCGATGATTCCAGCAATACCCGTTGCTGTTGCGTCTGGTACTAACTTCTTAATAATTCGGGTTACTAGTCTAACTCTACTTTCTTCTGTTGAAATGTCGCCTGTCTCGGACGTGCTAGAGCTTCCACCGCTTGAACTTCCCGATGGTCTATAATTCCGCTGATTTTTGCGCCCAATTTCTGCCACTTCTCCATTGATATTTGACAAGATTTCTACATATTTCTTATCTCCTATTGTTGTCTCTTTGTATTTTACCCCAATATCACGGCTTAGATACATATTGACAATCTGATTCACTGTACTAGCACCAGTGCTACTACTTTGAGTTAATCCAAACAAATGTTTGTAAAGGTTTTCAAGTGCAAAACTATCATATTTTTTACCCCGAAGGATAAAAGGCTTAGACGAACCACTTCTTAAACTTACAGGGATAAAAAAGTATTTAAAGGTTTTTTGCATACCTGAAAAAGTCATATTTACAGGTCTATTGGCTTTGGTTGTCATTTTGATAGTAGGTTTAGCAACGACTACAAGCCACTCCGTATCTATTCCAACCTCTCCAGCTTTTGTCGCATACTTAGTACCCACTGAAAAACCTTGCTGGCTGTCTCTTAGCGCCCATAACTCATTAGGCATGGTCTGCTGTTCTACTTGCCCGATTACATTCAGCGCCTTCAATTCGTGCTGGTAGGTATTCCAAACGTCCACCTCGTAGATAATTCGTGTAGCGTCTTCATTGACGTATAGCACATCAAAGACAAAAGCGTAATAAGTCCGCCCGTTGTTAATAAATCTCATGTAGGTTACATTTTCATATTTTTCTACCCGTCCAGATACTACTATAGACCCGTTTCTTTGGGTATATTGAAATTTGTCATACTCGTACACAATCTCTATATGAGGGTTCTTTTTAGTAAAAAAATCCTCCATGGCGTCCCTTGTCTCAAAGTTTATGACGTTCGCATAATCATTCTTAAAAGGGCTTTTTGCATATAACCAGATTTTAGTTGATTCCTTCATCTCTTACTCCTTTAAAAATAGGAGGGCTAAAACCCTCCCTTACTGCTGACCTATCTGACCTTGCCCCAGCCATTGACCCGACTTTCTGATTCTGTGAGGGGCGCTGACTGATTTACCTACTGCTGTTGTAGGTTGTCCGCTCACGTCTTTCCAGCCGTCTTTGCGCTGTTTAAAGAAACCGCTTTGACGGTTCAAGGTCTTAAAGATTCCGCTCTTACGGATAGCCCACGGTTTAACCGCTTTTTTAAAATTATTATATAGGAAGATTCCCACATAAAAGTTGTTGTTTTCAAATTCTCCGTTTGGATAGGTAACATTGATATTTAAGGCACTAGCACTAGAGCGTTCCTCTGGTGCAACTGTGACCGTAAATTCTTGAGCCACTTCATCGTTTTTAATCACTTCATCGGTTGTATATCCGCTAAAGCTCCATACGGTTTTACCGTTTATTTTAATATCGTAGTTAACACGATACCCAGCATTTGAGCTAACCCGTTTACTCCACCAGAAAAGAGCCTTTACCCTGATTTTCGCTGTAATGGAATTATCGGGATTTGTTCGTTCTTCAATGACTTCCACGGATTGACCCCAAAAGCGCATAGAAGCCCAAATTGACGGGTCACGATGTCCATATTGGATATAGGTTGTGTTCCCATTCGTCATGTAGCCGTAGTCTGTATCAGCCTTTGAAAACTGCCAAGCGTTAGCATAGGCTTCCGTCCACCCTGGCACTCCAGCACCAAAATTTTCTATTTTAGCATTGGTACTGGTTGAAAATTTTAATTCTAAAGCCATTAAATACCTCCTGAAAGGTCATTTTCTGTACTTCCGTTGTTAGTCCTGATAAAGCTGTTTCCGTCTGGTGTACCACCGAAGATATTGATATTACCTGTTGCAAGGTTTCTACCTTCTTTAAAGTTCCCTTTAAGTCCACCAGCCCAAGCACCTGATTTTTCAAGATTTGAAATCAGTTTTGTTAACGTATCTTTTAAATCATTGTTTTTGG